TACTGACAAACGTATTCTTCTGCCCATCCTCACCCGTATAGGCAAATGCAGTAGTCATAAAGGTTCTTGCCGCCAGTAGCTCGCCTCAATGGAAGCATAAGAAATGGGTGAGCCGCAGTGGAGCATCATCCCGTTGCCAACATAAATGCCCACATGGGATGCTCTGCTGGTGTTGTAGGTTTTCTGGAAGAAGATCAGGTCTCCGGGCTTTGCTTCACTCTTTGGGATAATGTCGCATTTCCCCATCAGACCGTTGGCCGTTTGCCTGCCTACATTCCAGCCATTGCCGCAGTGGTTGATGACCCAGCTGACAAAACCGGAGCAATCAAAGCTCGTGCTCGGTGAACTGCCGCCCCAGACATAGGGATAACCGAGATATTTCTCTGCTTCGGTAATCATCTTTCGGAATTTCTCATCTGCTGTTGCCACATGGTGTGCTTCCTTTTCATCCTGCCGAAGCAGTGCCTCGTACAAGTCCTGCAACACCGGCATATTCTCCGGCACCGGGTTCTCAAAATAGGTCTGGTAAATCTGATAAACACAGCGGTCGATGACTGTCTTTTCTACCGGCTGCAAGCCTTCCTTGCCGCCCACGATCAGCTCGCACAGAGACAGGATAAAATCTGCTTTCAGGGCAATCGGATTATCCTCTTCCAAATAATTCGCGTTGATGTCCATCGGATTGATATACTGCGTACTGGAAGGGCTGATTTTAATAACCTGCCCCTCAAATTTCTGCACCAGTGCCGTGTACTCGGCTTCCGGATTGCACACGATTACATCATCATCCGTCACCAGAAACGCATTGGCGATTTCACGCTTGGCAGAAAAGGATTTACCGGAACCGGGGGGTACCAAGGATCAACCCATTGGGGTTTTTGAGCTTTTTCCGGTCAACCATAATCAGGTTGTTGGACAACGCATTCAGCCCTCCAAATTCACAAAGGTATCGAAGTAGTCTGCCTTGGGCTGCGCCGCATCCAGTTGTTTGCGGATACCCTCAAGCTGCTCCCTCTCGGCCACAAGCTCCTGCGCCAAGGTGTAGATGGCCTCCGGGTGCTGAATCACCTGATCCAAAATGGAATCGCTCATATACACTCCATACTTTCGGATGGACGGGAGAACTTCATCAAACACCCAGTGCTCAAATCGTTCTGCCGATGGCAGTTTGCTGTGGACGATCAGCCGGTAAACATCGCCTTCCGTAATAAAGGAGATTTCAACGACCTGCTCTCTAGCATCCCCATACTGATTCACCTTCTGAACGACCCCCTTGCGTTTCATTAGGGGGCCTCTGCAATGGCGTTTCACAGCGGCGTAGGGATTCACATACCCCAACGCTTTCGCCACATCGCTTGCGCAGAAGAAGGTCTTGCCTGCCTCCTGTAACAACCGGATCGAACCAAACTCCTGGTTCTCAAACACCTCCATCATCTGCCTCGACTGTCCGCCATGACTGCCCACATCGGTGTCATGGGACTTCTGATTGAAATCCGTCATACCTGTTACCTCCTACTCAAATTTGTCTCGCCAGATTTCGGGCAAAAAAAAATAGAGCCTCGACCCATTCTCGTTTTCAAAGAATGAGCCAAGGCTCTATGTAAATCAGTCAAGTATGTGTTCGTCCGTCGATGGCAAAGTTGGACTTCATTTGCTCCTATTGTCCACCAGTAATTTAACCCATAAGAGGTCAAAATGGGCTTGTCCACCAGTAATTTGACCACTATAAGCCCATAAATTTCCGTTCAAATTCCATCAAAACCGAACAGTCCAGACAGAATTTTGGGCATAGAAAAAGCCCGAAAAATGGCATATTTTCCGAGCTTTTTTAGCATTTTGAAATTTTCGATTATCTCTTTGATAATTCCGAACCCCTATTTTATGCACCTTTCAAAGTACTTTGTTACTAACGGGTTTCTAATGGAAACCAATACAGACCATCATACAAGTGTCAGGTCTGAAGAGTCATAGCCGAACTCGAACCGGCGACCCACTCATTACGAATTTTAGTAAGATGGATCGGGGGCACTACATCCTGGATTCGTTGGGGTGATGACTAAAGAATAAAAAGTTTAAAAAAAGGCATTGACATTATACGCAATGCGTGTTATTATATGAGTGTAAGGAACAAGGAAACAACCAAAGCTGCAAGGCACCATCAAAAAGGCATTAGAAGGAGGAACGAGAGAATGACAAAACAAAATGAGGAAATGACTAGAACGGAAATCAGAAGATTATCGAAGGAAATTAAAAAGCTCTTGAACTGTGAAGAAATTAGAGCAGGTTGGACGGAAGAACTAGAAGAAAAGTGCACAGAAGAAAATAAGTTGGATGATGACATATATCTGTTTTATGAGAGTGGATTTTGGATTGTAAGAGATTTTTATTTACTAGATAGTGAGGAGGAAATCATAAGATATTATTATTGCACTGAAAAAGTTGATTTAAATACGGTTAGATACTTGGAACGATTGAACTACATATATATGCACTACAAAGCTAGCCCGTTCTGGTTATCAAGATGCTATGAAGACCTTAAAACTCTGAAGAGTGATATTGAGCACAACACATTTAGCGAAATGATACTATAGTTTGTCTTAGTCGAAGAATTTTACACAGTGTATTAAGTACAGTTTTCCGTAAAATTCTTCGACACACAAAGAAAGGAGAATAGAGAAATGAAAAAGTACACTGTGTATAACTATCTGTATGGTGAAATGGATACACCATCGCACAAAATGTTTTTACTCATGGATGACGGTGTTAAATTTGATGTTGATTTATACAAGTTATCATATGAGGACCGGGAAGGACTTGAAGAAATTGAGGGATATGATGAAAATGAAGCTGTTTTTGAAAGACTTATGGAAGTAGCAGAAGAAAGAGAGGAATAAAACTTTGTTTACAAAGGAGAAAGCGATGAATGAAATAAGACAACTCCGAAAAGACTTGGGTTTAACCCAAGCGAAATTTGCGGCTAAGTTCGGAATTCCACTTAGGACTATCCAGGATTGGGAGTACGAAAAAAGAGAACCTCGTCCTTACATCATTTATATGATGCATAGAATTGTGGATCTTGAAAAAAAACCACAGCAAGTCAATTGACCGTGGTATGCCACATATTATGTAGAGAGTTAAGAGAAGCTCCCTACAATTTTCACAGTTGGGAGGGCAGGAAACGCCCTCCGATTTTTTTTTACGAGTTGATGACATTTAAACTAGGACTAGACACATATTGTCCATCCCACTCTCCATCACGGTCTACCCAGCAGTCTGGGCGTTCCCACACTCGGACTGCTAGTTTTTTTACCAGGCAGAAACTAGTTTGGTTTTTCTGATTCTTTCTTTAAAATGCCGATGGCTTTTGTAATAACATCAGGGATTGGTATCCCCATGAGTCCAGCATTTTCAATTATACTAATACTTTCATTTGCTATAAAAGCTATGATAACTGCATCTTCAATGTATGTTGTCTTCATCACTACATCAAGTCTTGTTGCTACAAGTACAATAAGTAAAGCAACGCCTTTGCGACAAATTCCTTTGAAACCCGCTCTTGATTCCAGTGCTCCACTTTCAGACTTTTTACTTTTCTTAAAGACACCAGCGACTGTAAGACCTGTGATATAGTCCACAGCCATAAAAATCATAAGTGTAATAAGTGCATCATTCCAACCACCGAACGCCATGGCTATAAATCCTCCTACTGCTCCAATAATTGAATACAAAATACCTTCCCTCATAAGCTCCTCCTTTATTTTGCTAGTTGACATTTTGACAAGTCAGGGGATTCGGTGTCAAATTCTTTTTGATATACTCCATCTGAATTCACCCAGTAATACATATTTTTATCTTTACTCTTAATGTATGAGTCCCTAGCCATTAATCCTGACTCTTGTAGATAGTAGCTGTTACTATCAATATTAATCCACTGACCACTCAGCATAGCATAGTCGGCAGGATTGAGATAATACCAGTCGTCTTCTGACTTAAACCAACCTTTAATGGCTTTTCCTGCCTTGTCAAAGACATACCACCGCTTATCAATGTACGCCCATTTACCCACAATACGGCTATTTGGAGTATCTGCGTACCACCATTGTCCGTTATGATCTTTATTCCATCCAACATTAAAAGCTACTTCTTTTTGGATCTGAATGTTTGATTTTACACCATTCCCAAGAGCAATTGCTGTATGATGGAATTCATACAACAGAATATCGCCTCTTCTCAAGTATTCATCTGTCATAAGATACTTCGGAGCTTCTAGCAATTCAAACTCCTTTGTTTTTAAAAGCACATCAGCCTCATTTCCTGTGTAGATATCGCCAGACACCTTTACCCCTGCCGCATTCACACATACAGCAACAAGGGCACTGCAATCAGTTTCACAAGGATTATTTACTGCTTTTATATTCCAATCGTTTGCTTTACAAAGTTCGTATAAAGTAGTTCTTTCATATTGATCGTATCCGACATTGTCATTCTTGCAAGCTTCTTCCATAGCTTTTGCTATCTTTTCAGCAACATCAGAATTTTTCGCTCTTAAAATTTTATTCCAAGGACGATTATACCAACTGCGAATTGCTACTTCCTGTCCATCCTGATCACCAGCTTTTCCTCCGCTATACTTTCCTCTTTCGTCACGACTTGCTTGTCCAATTTTAATCATATTTTACTCCTTGAATACCTTCCATGTTTCGTAAAATTAAGCCTAAAAACATCTAGCCATTTTCCTCTTTTTTGTTTTACACCGATGGTGATGGTGACGCCGTCGTTTCTTCTACTGCAAGTTCCTCAGCTCCAAGTGCTGTCAACGCCTCTTTAACTTGCTTCTTTAAACGCTTTGGCACATCTGAAAACTCCTTAGCTCCATCAATAATCAAATACGCATATACCATTGCCAACCCTGAATACTTCATTTCATTACCTCCTAAAATCAAAAAAATCAAAATGTTCTGTAACCATGTTCTAAACCTCATCTTTTGCGCCTTCTTCACCCAGTAATTCAGAAAATTCTGTAATGGCATTGCCTAGCGCAACCAGCTTTGCGTCATTTAACTCTAGCTTCTTTTGCATCTTTTCAAGAGCAATAGATTGTGAAAACGTGTTCGATTTTGATACTACCTTTGGCTCTTCTGTTGACACATCCACTCTCTCAAGAGTTTCGCCATCTGGGATTTCAAATCTGCCCACCACAATATCATCTTTTGCCATAGTTGTTGATCCAAAAATGGCACCGTTTGACTTACTATACACCACGGTCATCTTCATAATTTCATCTCCTTTCTACAGTTGCATAGATGACACAGCAATCACATACACATTCAGTGTGACATCACCCACAGAGCCTAAATACCGCACCTTAAGCTGACTCCCATCACGCATAAATGTAAACTGATATGTATTTCCCCCTCGAACTTTTACAACAGTAAAAACCTCTGTATTTTTTGTCAAAGCGAGCGTTGTTATCTGACATCGCCCACCCTTATCAAATCTAAAGAATGACTCTGCCACTTCTTGCCCAACTAAGTCAACCCCCACAATAACGGTATTATATTCTCCAAATTGAACGTTCATGGTCACAGATTGTTCAGATGAGTTCACATGATATGTATAATCACCAGTAAAATAAGTGGGTGCTATTGAGTCAATATAGTCTCTACTTCCTTCTACTCCGTTAATATTGACACCTTTTACCACATTCTGAGGGTACAGATGTGGTGCTGGCAGAAATACCCAATTTACTCCTTCAAGTCGGTATCCGCTTGGTACTCTAGTAATAATGCCTCTACCTCGCCCCGCTTCGGTATCATCCCAAGCATGGCCCTCACCATTCCATGCTGAGATTACTGTACCAGTTGTACATACCCATCTTCGAATCTGCCCTTGGATTCCTGCTGTACTGTAATTATCTAACCAGTACGCCCCATTTAACCCGAGCACTCTGGCAAGGTCTGCCCACTTCAGCCACATATAAGATTTACCAATTTGTGTGTGATAATATCCGTCTGGGAAATTCACAAACACATTATCGCCACCATTCGTACCTATTTCTCCGTTCCCATTACCTGCACCTCGGTCTGGAATTGTGCCTTGCTTTCCAAAAACACTTGATGTGTTAATCATCCCACCCTCAGGGATATGCGAACGAATCCACGCAAAAGGCAGTTTTACTTCAACTCCACCACTAGTTACTTGTGTCACATAAGCCCCCTGTGGAATTTTAAGATATGCATTATCGCCATCAAATCGCCATGACAACGCGTCTACTTGTGCAGGCATAGAAGTTAAACTTCCGTCCACCACTTCATCATCACTGTCAGTCGTAACTGTTTTAAATCCTTGAAGGACCTGATCCCTGCCCGCAGTGACATCATCTGAAGTAACCCCGCCGCCGCCTGTCATTAAGATTGCATCAGCCATATTAACCTCCTTTCACCATCAGCCACACATCCTGCATCGGCTTCTTTCTAAAGCTTTTTACAAGCATATAGCCATCATAAATTTCAATCTTATCTATACAGCTGTAAGACTTCCACGCGCCTTTTATCGCCCCTGCATCCGTCACTCCATCCTGCAGTTTATGACTGACTACCGGCGTATCACTTGCCTTTAAGCCTGCAACTTCTATGCGTGCTACATAAGGCGCTGTACTACTGAAAGCGCTTGCCCTAAGTTGTACAACCCTGACCTTTTTAAAGTAATCTTGTAAATACTTAAGACCTCCCACTATCGCACTTAGTATGCTCTTTATAGTTCTTTTCGCTTCTATCTGATTTAGATCCGATATCGCAGCAGTCTCAATCCAAGCAGGGGGCATGGTTACATTTGCGATTGCTCCGTCATTTGCATTTATTTTTTCGTCAGATAATTCTTTCAGCTTCGCATCTATGATGTCCATAGACGGGTTTATCGCTTCTTCGATGTTCGCAAAATCCGATAATTGCGGTTTATTTAATTGAAAATGTCTTGTTTTTTGCATTTATCCCTCCTGCCATTTTTTATCGTCGTGAATTTTCTTCCATGTGTCTGTAGTAATCTCTGACCACCTTAATTGTTTAAAGCGTTCCCAGCGATTGAATAAAGCATACACATTTACAAGCATGTTCGCAGGTGCTCTCTTTCTTATCAAATCGGAAATTACACTAATCATAGGGATTGATACGAGTTTTACACCACAATCAATCAAATATTTTGAGCTATCCACTTTTAATTTATAGTTATCCGCACCGCACACAACCTTTAATACTTCATCAAGTTTATTGATTGTATAAGGCAAGTCGGACACATAATAACCGCGTATGCGGTTGACCCTGTCTTCAAGACTGTCAGCCGGATTTACTACTATATGCAGCAGCTCTTCCCACTGTGCGCACTCACTTTCGTCCATTGTAGCTAAAATCCTGTTAAGTTCTTCTTTTTTTAGTGACTGCCATACAAGTCTTAAGTACTTATCATAAGTCTTTGCAATCTTTTTAAACTCTTCTATCTCCGCTATGTGAAGCGGTAGATATTGAAGTGTATCAACCTCTATCATGTCAGTACCACCTCGCCCATTTTTGGAATTTCATCACTCTGCAAAGTTAAATTACTGCTGTTTCCATTTAAAAAAGTGTTGTTTACATCAAGTACGCCCTGCACATCTAATATGGCCGACTCAAGTCTTGAGATGTATACAATTGCCTCAGTATGCTCGTCGCCTTCTTTCCATGCTTCTGCTATACCTTTCAGATAGCCTTGTATCTTTGCCTTGATATTTTCGGCCAAATTTGCACTTGAGTAGCCCGATGCGTATGTAATTTGAGTACTCACCGCAACGATAACCTCTTTTACTGACTCAATAGTAAGATTATGACCTATCGGCACCCATCCGTATCCACTGCCCCTTGCGGGTACAGCTTCCGCCCTTATTTGACTGATAAGATAGTCACTGACTGCAGTATAATCTGAAGATATCAGTACGGCTTTTACCGTGCCTGCTCCGTTCCAAGTCGGATATATCTTTGAGCCTCCAATACCTTGTATGCTTGCGAATTTTTCCTTGTAGGCGGAAATATTGCCTGCAAAGCTTTGAGATGTGAAGCTTTCAATATATCTTTTATACAAAGACTCTTTACTTTCATCATCATCACCTGCGACAAGCAACTCCGTCACCTTCGCACTCTCAAGTCCTTCGGTAAAATCAATCGGAATAAGATCGCCTCGTAAGTCGTTCGGGCCCAATCCTGTCTCTTCTACTATCATTTTATATTGATGCAAGCTATCATTTATAACTTCTACAGCCTTGTAGTTGTATCCTTTCAGGCTGTACCTGCTGCCGATTGGCACCGCCACATTGAACTCCGCTTTTACATATGCATTAGTCGCTTCTTTTCTGACTATCGCTCTATCAAGCGCAATCATCTCAAGATGCTCAAGGTCTGCTGTGCCGGCGTGGCTTTGCTCTATGATATAGTCAAGTTGTATGTACAGCTTTTCAATTTCATAAGCCAAGGCAGATAAGGCATTATGTACAAGACTGCCTTCTACCTTTATGACTTCATCGCCTATATCATCTTTAGTATCTGCTAAGATACTTTTATAAGTCTTATCTTCGTACATTCTCATCCACCTCCAAACTTCCGAATTTTGTCACTACTCTAAAAGATATATTCAAGCTGTCGGAATTTCTGACAGCTTCAAAATCTTCTATACTTTCGATATATTCATTCATGAGAAGCGCGTCCGTCACTTCGCTTTCACAATCGGTATTTATATACTCTTCACTGAGCATATGTCCGATATATTGCTCTAGGCTTGTGCCATAATCTGCAGAGTATATAGCGTGTCTAAATCTTTCAGTATGTAGACATAACCACACCCATACCTTCATAGCCTCAAGGCCTTCGACCATCTTGCCCGTGAGTTGTCCCGTCGTGAAGTCTATGCCGTACTCACGCGGTACCTCTATGACCTTAGTTTCTTCGCTTTCCGCTATATCTACATTGCTAAGCTCTTCTAAAAAAGAAGGTAAGATACTCATAGCTTCACCATCTTTCCAAGTACAAGATAAAGGCTTGATGTGTAGTCGGTTGGGTCCCTCCCAGTTACTTTCATCACCGCCACTTTATCACCTGCTTTAAGCGGGCTTATATATGTACTTTTATCTACCAAATCACCACCTTCAGGACACTGACCTGCCACAGTGCTTGCAAGCTTTACAGTCAAAGACTCATCAAAAAGAAGGTCTTCAGATGTAAGTATAAGGTCGCCGATTTTACAAGAGTTTTCGCTTATCATCTCTGCAAACTGTATGCCTGCCGAAGGGTCACCCTCATCTCTTTCTAAAAAAGCATCAGTCCAACTCATATCATCCACCTCCGTTTCTTGCTCTTGACTCCGCTACAGCTTTTCTTATAGCTGCAATCTTTTCTTGCCTCTTCTTTTCGCCTCTCTTCATGCCCTTGCCCTTCTTTTTATTCTTTTCTTTTGTAGCTTCCTTTTCTTTCGACTGTGTACCGCTCTTAGTCTGAGCTTTTAAAGCCTTCTTCTCTTTCTTCTTTTCTTCTCTCTTCTCTTTCTTGAGCTCTTCTTTTCTCTTCTCTTCAGCCTCATCCTTTGCATTCTTAGTATCTATCAAGCTGCCGAACCTAAGTTCAAGCTCCATTTTGTATGTACCGTTTTCAAATGTGTGAGCATCTGAAGATATCCAGTACTTGCCCGATAAGCCCGTGGCCGCATCCTTGACCTCCACAAAGTAGCAAGATAAGCAATTTATATCGCCTATAGCCGATATTTTTATTGCCTGAGTCGGCTTAACTTTCAAAAGGTTTTTCGCTCCTGTTGTGGCATCAACCCCCTCTTCTTTACTGTAAATCTCCTGAAAGACACCAAACTTCTTTATGCTTCCATCATCTTTTACTTCGCCTATCTGCTTGCCCTTATCGTCAAAAATCAAGATTTTGTTTTTTATATCATCCATACTCTCAGTGATACTACTCGCAAAAATATTTGAATTTTCCGAAAGCGTAAAGCCTTTTACAGCCCATTCTGTTTTGTATACACCAAGTCCACGCTTATATATCATAGCGAAATACTTATCACCCGTAATTTTATGAGCCTTTGTGTATGCAGCCATCACTATGTCGTACATCTTCATTTTGTCACATATCATGCTTGCGATATTGACTCCAGTCGGATGTAGATGCCTAATAGGCACTTGTATATCCGCGCACACCTGAGAAGCTATCGCCTCAGCCGTCAAATTTTTAAAGTTATACTGCCCTGTCGACTCAAGCAAGTGCTTCATCATGTCATAAGCCGTAAAAGTGATAGTACCTGTTTGGCTTGACTTCTCTACTCCGAAAATCTGCCCGAAAAAGATTTCGCCTTCTTTGCTATCCTCAAGCGATATGTAGTCGCCTGTTGCGATGCTTGGCAAATTTACGGTTTTGTCGTAAGGCGCATTGATATAGTCAAAATCAACGCTTCTTGATGCTTCACTTGCGGAACCTTTCCAAATTATTCTTGCACACGCTCCCGATATGTCATAAATAACTCCTGTATCTTTTATAAGGTTTATCTTCATTTGTCACCTCACGGAATTGTTAGGACTGTGCCGTCTTTTATCAAGTTCGGGTTGCTTCCGATAATGCCCTTATTTTGCTCATATAGCGCATGCCAATCTGACGAGCCTGTCAACTTTCTTGCTATAGAACTAAGACAATCGCCACGCTTGACTGTGTAGGTTTTTGGCTTTTCTCTTGTATCTTCTCTTTTTGCCGTATCCTTTGCGCTTGTATCTTCGCTTGTTGTCTGTGTGGTCACTTGACTCTCTGCAACCACACTTGACTGAGATATTGCAATTTTTCTGTGCTCTTTTAGAGTTATCGAAAACCTTATATCGCCCGTTCCGTCATCTTCTCCCCATTCGAATGAAGATATTCTGCAGGGGAAGTTTATAGCAGTTCCGGTTATGATAAGCTTCACAATACCGCCGTTCATCATTTGTTCTATCTGCTTGACATATCTTTGCGGATTTTTAATGCCTTTAAATTCACAATATGAGGGATTGTATCTTTTTGGAAAAAAGGAAGAAAAGGAGACCGTTCTCAGCCCCCTCATTCCACCTAAGTCGGTTTCGCCGACCGCATTAATATTTACTGTTTCAATTCCCCGACTTCCTTGCACTTTGTACTCACCAGGAAGTACGGGGAAGCGCATCGGTGCGCCACCCTTAAGCCATATTTGCACTAAAACTCATACCTCCTCTGTTGCTCTTAGATGCCATAATCTTCTTTGCTATAGCATCGCCGATTTTTTCAATGTCTGCATCTTCTCTCACAATAATTTGGTCAGCAAGTTTCGGAATATTTAAAACTGTGCCACCTGTACCCTTTGCCATTCTAACACTCTCATCATGCGGATAAATTCTTGTACCATGTGGCAAGTCGATAATCTCGCCACCTTTTTCGCTTACTTGAACAAGCCCGCCCATCCAGTTAAGATCGCCTGTGGCTTTTGCAGGTATTGTTGTTACCTTTGGCATTTTACTCTCGCCACCTGAAATGAAGTTACCTACAGCTTTGACTCTCTCAACGAGTCCGTCAATAGCACCTTTTATGCTATCGATAATACCTTTTACCACACTTGCCCAACCCCTAAAAGTTTGAGTAACACCGTCCCAAGCGTTTTTCCAACCAGACGCAAAAACGCCACCTACGAAATTAATTATTGCCGAGAGAGCCTCTGTAATACCGCCAACAACTCCGTCAATAATGCCCTTTACCATACTCGCCCAGCCTCTGAAGATTTGAGTAATACCATCCCAAGCTTTTTGCCAGTCACCCGTAAAAACTCCCGTGACAAACTTAATTATCCCCGAAAGTACATCTATAACACCACTAATATAAGTCATTGCGCCGCTTAAAAGCCTTGCAAGTGCCGCCACCGCCACGCCAGCAGCTGAGGCGATACCCTTTCCAACTACAGCGATTACTTGTTGAATCACGGGGATGAGGGGTTCGATTTTTGCTTTTAAGTTATTAAAGCTTTCTTGCAGCTTCTTGAAGGTTGGAGATGCTGAATTTATAACAGATTTAAAGGTTTTGAAGTTCGTCGCCACCGCAAGAACTACGATAGCAATTGCCGCTAATACTGCCATGACGATGCCCGCAGGTGATGCAATTGCCGCTATTGCGGTCCTAAGTACCCCGCCACCTGCCGAAAGCCCTGAAAAACCTCTTGTTGCAATACTTGCAAACCTTCCTAGACTGGTAAACGCTCCACCAACTTTGCCAACCATAGTCACTACATTGCCAAAAATCAGTAAAGCAGGTCCGACTGCTGCCGCCATCGTCGCCCATCTAACAATTTGCTTGCGCTGTGCTGGCTCCATTTTATTAAACCTATCTAGCAACTCTGTAATTTTGTCGATAAAAGGAACGACCGCACCCGATAAGGCTTCACCTAGGCTATATTTAAAGACATCAAAAGATGATTTTAATTTTTCCACAGCGCCACCTGGACCGCTCATTAGTGCATCAGCCATATTTTTCGAAGCCCCCGTCGCTCCCTCGATGCTGTCTTTGTAGCCTTGTAAAGCCTCGATACCTGGACCGTTAATCAAAGTTACCCATTTCGCTGCTTGATTCTTGCCAAATATAGCACTTGCAGCAGCCAATTGTTGTTGGTCACTCAATCCCGCAAAACCTTTTTGCAATTCTGATATTGTTTCTGGCATAGACTTTAAACTACCGTTTGCATCAAAGACATTTATACCTAGTTCGTCAAGCCAGACTGAAGCTTCCTTTGCGGGGCTTGCCAACCTCATACGCCCAGTATTCAATGCCGTCGCCCCCTCGGAAG